TATTGTTGCTTGTCTGTGTCTGGTCCGTTTTTGTTGTGGTCTTGTTACCTTTACCCATTGCCCAGCTCCTTTGCCATGCCCACCCACCGCTCCGCGTACCCGTCACCCACGAGGAATGACCGCAACCACCCGCGCCGCCCCGCCATCGTTACCGCAGAACATCCTTGCGTCAGCGCCCACGGCTCAATCTCACGAATTATGTCCCGAATACCATCCAGTGATCCGCCACCGAGGAACATGTGGCAGACGCGCTTCAGCGGGTAAGTCTCCAATTCTGTGATAACAAACGAATTGCCGCTTTGCCAATACTGGAGTTCCCCGCGAATCACCGCATCCCGAACATGCTCGAAGCGATGAGTTCCGCCGGAATGCTCGAGCGCCGCTTCAATACCAGCCTGGTTGAACTGATCGTGTGTGAGAATCGGCATCATATCGCGGTCCCCGAAACTGCGCCTGCATTGCTTACTGTGATTGTGTACCGCGTCCCGTTGGGCGAGGTCATAATCAGACGCATCCCTGAAACCAGTTCGATGTCCTGTTGGCGCTTGAGGTTTCGCGTGTCGGCCAGTTCGATTTCTCGGTTTCGACGTGCTTCTTCGCTCTGGACGTAACGCGCCCCAGGGTCTGGAAGTCTCATCGCCTCCCCCCTGCTACCGCGTCAAGCCTGATATTGCCCACGCGCCAATCCGCATCGGTCGCCCCAAGCAACTGCATCGCAACTTGTCGCCCAGTAAATCGCATATCAGTGTAGGCCGATGGCGTATACGGCCCATAGCTTGACGTGTCGCCCTCTGGAGTAAATTTGGTTGTGAACGTCATGTTCACTTGCCCGGATGTCTTTTCGTCTGGCACCATCTGGCGTACCGCCATTACCTGATCACCTGTACCGAGTTCCACAGGCCCGGAAGTGGCATAGCGCCCGGTCGTGATGGCCGTGCCGTTGTTTGTCCATCCATACTCATGCTCGTAAACGTAACCGCTGGAGTCCACCGCCATTGGGTACGGGAACACGCCGGAATCAGCCCAGCACGTTCGCGCAAGGCTCCCAATGTTCCACGTCTTCTCGCGGTAGTTCCAAGTAACGTAGCGGTCCACCTCATCGCTTGCCGACGAACAGTAAAACCACCAGACCTCGCCAAACTTGGAATTGTGACCCGCGTAGACTTTCGCAAGCTGCACCAGATTGATGTCGCCAAACACATAATCCGACACGTCGCAGGGGATATCCCGCAGAGCGCCATCGTAGTAAAAGAATCCGTTCCCGCCCATCCATGCCGCGCCAGCCTCAATCACGGCCACTGCATTCGGCCCAGCGATGCCGCAGAACCCGCCAACGCGCCGCACTGCGTAAATGAAGGGAGGCCCGACGTATTGCAGGGAGTGAACGTCTGTATCTGTCCAGATCAGGACTTCATTAGGCAGCCGTCGCCCGCAGCGAATCCGCCCGTTTGTCTGTAACTCAACATCGCCCGCAGTATTCGTACTTGATGGCGTCCAGGTCGTGTTAACTTCCTGATCGCACCACTTAATCTGGCGCGGATTCGAGGAAGCCCCAAGCGCCAACTGGTAGCGTTCCGCCGTCACCATCGTGGCAACGCAGCCGGTAGGAGCGCCCGATATTACCGCCGCAATCGTTCCTGTGTTGAGTTCCCACTGGTAGAGCTTGCCATCAAAATTCGAGCACCCGACAAGGTATTGCCCCCAGTTGTCAAAACTCCAGGTTGTGGCGTCCAGAACGCCCACTACTACTGGCGCAGCGCCGAAGGCTCCGGTACCGAAGACACCGCCACCAAAGCCGTTACCCGGCAGAGAGTCAGCGCGTCCAGACGAGAACCCGGATGGCGTCACGTTGTAGAGCGAACCGCCGTTGTAAATGTACAACCCAGAGTGTGTCCCGATTGCGACCCACCGGTTTGTGCCGTAGTCGCGCCACGGAAACATGCCCCGAGCCAGCCCAGACACCGCCCCAGATACCGGACGCCGCCAGCCGCCAACAGGCCGAATTGTCCCCTCAAAAAACCGCACAAGCGAGGCATCGTACCACCTGCCCTGCGCCTGGTAGTTAGTGCCGTTCCGGTAGATTCCGGGCGGGATTTTGAGCGGGATCAACATGGATCGCTATTCCCACCACCGAACGATCACGATTCCTGAGCCGCCCGCGCCCGCCGGGTAAGTGGCACTGTAGCCACCACCGCCGCCGCCGCCAGTGTTGGCTGCGCCAGCCGTGCCTGATGCCGTTGTTGTGGCACCGTTGCCGCCACCGCATGAACCTGCGCCGCCAGTATAAGATCCCATCCCTCCACCACCGCCCCCGTACCCTTCTGTTCCGATTCCGCCGCCGCCCCCGTGCCCTTGAGAGGTTGAAGCAAGAAGCGTAAATCCGTTTAGCCCTGCACCACCTGCGCCGCCACCGCCCCCGGAACCCACGCCGACGCCGGTGTAGTTGTTATCTATCCATCGCCCGCCGGCGGACGCTGCAACCGAGTTCCCCGATGCGCCGCCGCTTGCCGCTGCCCCTGCACTGCCGCCCTGCCCGCCCGTAGCCGTCAATAGCGACCCGAATGTCGTGCTTGACCCGGCAGTGCCCACACCACTGCCCGCTGCGCCACCCGCGCCGATTGTGACTGTCACGTTCGCCGTGACGTTTATCCCGAAAGCGTGATTGACTGAGCCGCCACCACCACCCGCTCCACCTAAAGAGTCCCGTCCCCCACCACCGCCACCCCCAACCGCGATGACTTCGACGTAGCCCGCCGCAAGCAACGCGGCAGACGGCGTGAAAGTCCCGCTGGCTGTAAAGGTCTGGCTTTTCTGAACTCGACCAGAAATATATGACATTTAGTAAATCCCCCAGTTTGTGCCGTCAGAAACAAATGTGTAGGCGTCGTACTGTCTGGCGATGGTTACTGTTGATTGGCCGTCGATAGTTTGACCGCCCGTCGTCGCTATTGTAACCGCGTTTGAATCCGATGTCGTCTTTTTGACTTGGACAAGTTTTCCTGTATTCCCTACCGCAGTAAATAGTGTCGCCGTCACCGCGCCGCCAGCAGTGCTGACTTTCACGTAATGATCTTGATACGTTAGCGTCAGCGTTGTGTTTGTGGTGATTGACTGGAAGCCAGCCGTGAACGAGCCAGCAGATGTCGTCTGCTCCGTCGCATCGGGGAAAACAATCTTCGTGCCGATTGTGACGATGGTGCCCTTGATCGCCGCTGGCGTAGTCTGGCCAATAGGCGAGTTTTCCAGCGATGTTAGCCCGGTAACCGTCCCGCCTGTAACGGCAACCGCGGAAGCTGCCTGAGTCGCAATCGTGCCAAGCCCGAGGGCCGTTCGTGCGCCAGATGCCGTTGCTGCGCCCGTCCCGCCTTTCGTCAGCAACAGAACTGGCCCGGTCGTGAACAGCGCGTCGATGCTGTCAAGATCCGTGTTTAGCTTCGTCCCCCATGTATCAGTGGACGCGCCAACTTCCGGTTTTGTCAGCCCAAGGTATGTTGTTGTTGTATCAGCCATTATTGCCTCGCGTTGTTGATTGTAACGCCTGTGTAGACGGCTCCGGTTATTACGTTAAGCACGATGTTCTCGCGGTCCCAGAACGCGCTGTGTGGGAGCTTGTGCATGAGTTCCTGCCCCGGCCCAAGCCAGATAAACAGACCAATCTTCATGCGATTAAACCGTGCTTTGTTGAGGCTGCACCCGTCCGCCAACTGGAGGAACGGGTTCAACTCGCAACCGCCGCGCCTGATGCCCTGGTACGTGGTCGTTATGTCTCCAACCGATGCAGCCGCTGCGAACGCAGCCGTCGCCCTGCGCCATTTTACCCGCGCCGGGATTTGATCGTGTCGCGCCTTTACCGCTTTGGCGACCTGAACTAGGTCAATTGAGAATGACGCAGCGAATGACGGGGCTGCCAGCAAAGCGGCCAGCAGCAGCCGTTTCACTTGGCTACCGCCTTGCACGCCACTTCAGTGCCTGATTCGTCTACAGCGTCAGTGCCGCACGCGGCCTTAATATCGGCCATAGCCTTTTCATATGCGGCCTTAGCTTTAGTCAGTTCAGCTTGGATCTCCATATATCTAACTGTGTTGCTGTGGTAGCCAGCCAGCGCCTTCCAGCGTTCCTTCAGGAGCGCGTCTGAGAGCTTGGGTGCGTCTGCTGCAAACATGGAGCTTGCCAGTAACATTCCTGCAATGAGTGTTTTCATGTTGTTGTTCTATTTCCAGATCGGCATGAAGCCCGTTGTGCCGTCTGAGGTGATGACCGTAATCCATGTATAGGGAGCAGTCAATATCGTAGCGGGCGAGTTTGCACCGAGCAAGGCTGAATTCGCTCCGGTTGAGTTCGTGATACTGAACTTCAACTTACCCACTAAATTTGTGGCATACGTAGACCGTGGTGTAATGTCAAGATTGGCAGTGCCCCGATTGTAGGCAATGCTTGCACTGGTGGCGTTTGTCGTATCTTCGCCCATGTAAATGGTTGGGTTTGCGACGGAACTGTAAAATCTGACATTACCTAAAACCTCTAACGGAACGGTCGGCGTTGCCGTCCCGATCCCAACGTTGCCGCCGTTTGGTTGAAGAGCCAATGGCAAGTATGTGCTTAATGTACTTTTGTTTGTTACTTGAATCCAAGCTGGAAATGGAGATACGTTTGGAGAAACACCAAAATCCATTACAACGTTATTCGTCGTGTTGCTGACCCTAAATACTCCTGTCTGAGTAGAACCAGATGAAGCTGGTCCGCCTATTGGCCCTGCAACATCTAGCGTAACTCCCGGCGTTGTCGTGCCGATGCCGACGCTGCCGCTATTAGTAATCACCATTCTCTGATTGGCCGAACCATTGGCACCAGTTTCAAACTTAATTTCGCCAGCATTGGCATTGAGAATAAGCCCCCCTGAAATATTTGCCTGCGTAGTAAGCACGCCTGCATCTCCCCATCCAGTGACGGATGTGTATCCCGTGCCCGTTACGCCAAATAGTAACCTATCATTAGCTCCCAATGCTCCGTTTCTCATATCAAATAATACAGATGCAGCAGTCCCCGCATTGGGATTATCAAACCGAATGTCAGTTTGACCGTTTTGATCTTTACTTACATGCAGCGGTGCCGCTGGCGTTGTCGTGCCGATACCCACGTTGCCGCTAGACAGAATCGTCATCCTGGTCATATCAACAGCACCTGTGCCCGTTTGGCGTGTGCCAAATACTAGTTTGCCAGCACTATCGCCAGAAGTTGCATTTTCTTTCACTCCGCCGATATACGCAAAGGTGTTGAGCGTAGTACCTGACTGAAAAGTGCCAGCAAACAGAATGCCTGCCCCCATATTAGCAGCGTAAGCGTCTGTTGACGACATAAACAACGTTGCCGGGTTGTTTGGGAATGTTGTGAATGCTAAACCTTGTGCGTGCAAAGGACTAATAGGCGCGTTACTACCGATTCCCAGCCGGTTGTTTGTGGCATCCCAGACGAACTGGCCAGCGTCCTGATCGAGTGTGCCAGAGGCCGAAACGTACGGCACCGAGCCAACTGTGGTCAGGTTCGTGGCCCCGCCCACAGGCCCACCGCCAGTAGCCATCGGGATCATCGGAGGTGTTTGCGCAGCAAGGCCAAAGGCAAACAGGATGGCAATTAGATTCTTCATCGACGGCCCCAGATGCTGTAATTGCATCCCGCGCCAGATGCAGAAATTGCCAGAGATGTCGGGATGTAGGCACCCTGCAACACCAGAAGGCTGACTATCTGGTTTGCCGCTACGGGGATAGCCGTCATCGCGCCAACAGCGTTCCCGTCCGTGATAGTCACCGTGCGGGCTGTCGTACACATGACCCACCCGCCGAGAACCACCACGCTACCCGTCAAAATGACAGTGGGTGATGTCGGCATAGCCTGCGGCTCCATCAGCCATGTAGGGTTAACGGGGCCGGGGGGATACACAATCGGCGTAGCCGACTGGCTCCAGAGCGCCCCCGCTACCACCAACGCCAATGCGATTAATCGTTTCATCCGATGCTCCTTCCTCGTACTGCAATGCGCTGGCCCACGCTGCTGCGTTGGTCTTCCAGCAAGATGTCCTGAATGATTGCGTCGAACAACCCGGCCCAGATGCCTATGCGGTCGTCGTCCTTGAGGTAGGGAGCCGAGTGTACCAGGGAGCCGTAGAGGTAGGCGTCCGGGTGCTTGCTCAACAGCCAGTTTGACGTATTGCCGTCTGACAAAGCCGTCAGAGCCGCATAGTAAACCAGTTCGGCTGTGTAGGTTGTATCCGGGGTCGGATTGACCCGCAAATATCCTCCCTCGATTGTATACCAAATTGGCTCACCTGTAGAGTCCCATCTTTCGGCGCTCTTGATGTCCATTTCTTCCGGCGTGCAATACGTGAGCGGCTGCGTCGGTGCCGAGGTCGTCAGCTTGACCTTAACAGCCTCGCGAAACGTGCCAGGTACCGCCGTGTATTCGCTGGAGATAGTGAACGCTGCGTTCCGCGTCCGCTGGTCCCGCGTGCGAAGAATGCGATTGCCCTTTGCCTCGCACATCGTAATAAAGTTTGGGATCGTCGCAGTGAGATCCGCACGGTTTAGCGTGTCCGCAATGGCCGTTTTCAGTTCGCTAAAGGTTGTGATGGCCATGTAGCCTCCTGTTTCATGCCTTCACGTACCGCCCATGTGTGAAGGTGCTTAAACTCAAATTCTCCGAGGTGCCCGATTTGCTGCGAAACGTCGTGGTCTACATAAACCGGGATGTTCTGCCGCTTCAGTAACATGCAAAAGTACGTGTCCTCGCCCATAAACTCTTGCATGTCGGGGACGAACGGCGTGGCAAATGGCGGAAATGGGATCTTGTCGAAAACATCCATCCGCACCAGCAGAACCCCGGTTCCGAGCATGTCAACCTGCTCCAGCCCGGTGGAGTCTTCTTCGGTGTAGACGGGAACCTTGCCATCTACGTGGTCGTAGTTCGCTGCGGTCGGCCCGGTCGGCATCCTGCGTTTGGCACAATTCGCGCCAACAACCTGCACGTTATGCGCCAGCAGCCGTTTCAACGTGTCAGCCGGGAACCGCATATCGGAGTCGAGCCAAAGGATATGGGTCGCGTTCTCGCGCCGCGCCTCTTTTACAAGGGCCGTCCGCTGAGATGCCAGCAGCGTTCCCATCGACGGCATCGGGATTACGGTATCGCCCGTCTGAAGATGCGCGGCTACCAACTTCACCAAATCAAACGCAAACCGCGCTTTGCATTCATCGCGTGTAGGGATGCCGATAACTACCCGGTTCATATTGTTCCCGGCCTTGTGCGGAAAAATCGGTTGTCGGGATTGTTGAGCCATTTGCGAAGTTGCGCCCGGTCGTGCTGGATGCCTACCTTGGGGTCATAGAAGACGCTGAGAGGGATTGAGGCCACGCGGTCACCCTGACCATCGCGCCAGTTCTGACGTTCGTCTACGCTTGCGTAAACGGCTTTGTTGCAGGCAATCAAAGTGCTGACATCCTGAACTGTTTCAACCGTACACTCCAACGTCATCGGGTCAAAGTGATGCCAGGTTTCAATTCCTGCGTCGGCGTCTCTGTCTACCAGTCGCGATTGCAAAATCATCCTCCTAAAAAAACGGGGAGAGCGCCAGTGATGACGCCCTCCCCCAGGTTGTTACGCCACGCTTTAGCTGGTGACGAGATCAGCGCAAAGACCGTGAGCGGCCTCATTGGAGACCTTCAGCGCGTATTCCGCGAGAATGGCCTTCTTCTCAGCGTCACCCGTTTTTGCCAGATCAATTGACTGGAAGGGACGAAGGAAGAGAACCGCCGCCATCTTCGGGTCAAGAATCCAGGCATCACGTTCGCGCTGGAACCGGTTGGCAAAAACCTTCAGTTCGCCGAAATCGCCCACATAAACATCAGCGGCTCCGATGATCTGCGCCTGCTTGCCCGCAGAAACGTCACGGAAGCGGGTAGCGATACCCGAAAAGCTGGAAACCACGCCCTTGTTGTAAGGCCCGGTCATCAGCATCGTGGGTTCAGCGCCAGAAGTAAAGCAGAGCGAAAGCGCCGCTTTGAGAATGGTTTCCGTGAAAGCCCGAACCGTACCGTCCGAGCGAACGTTGGCCGCAGCCGGAACGCCGGAAGTCCAGTCGGGGTTAGCCCCGGTGCCAGAAGCCTTGGCGACGTTGGTTTTGATCCACGCTGTCAGGGATGCCGTTTTGGGTGCCGTGGTGGAGTCGCCCGTCACGCCGCCCTGATTGACGCCAATGATGTTGAACTCCATATCCCGCTTGAGTTCTTTCGACATCTTGACCATCTGGTACGAAAGTTCCCGAGCGCGGCCTGCGCTGTCCACGGCGTCTTGAGTGCCGGAAACAACGACGGTCTTGCGCGAAATCATCGTGCGGTTACCGACACGAACTGTCGGAGTGACGGCGGTGAATGTCATCTCGTCGCCTTGAAGCTGCGCGTTGGCGGCGGCAGCAGCAAGAGCGTCAGTCTGCCATTCGGTAAGAGTGGCGCTTGCCTTGCCCTTACCGATGTTCGACATGAACGGCGTGTTCTCGGGCGAGATGTTGCTGATTGTGTTGGCGAGGTCTTCGCGGTTACCGACTGCAGAGAACGTCAAAAATGTGTTGGTTACGATTGCCATTGAAATGCCTCCTTTAGGCTGGCTTCATCATGTGCAGGAACACGTCCGCTGCTGCTTCGTCGGAACGGTCCTTTTGAAAACGCTGTTGTGCGCGGGCAAGGTTACCAACTCCTGACCTCGTTGCGGGTGCGCCCGGTGTCGCAGATCTGGGGCCGATAGGCTGGACGGGGCGCAAACTGCGTGCCGCCACCGCCTTGTCGTAGAGCATGGCTTTTCGCAGAATGACTAAAAGGCGGTGATCGTCTACCGTGTCAACGTCTTCCGGCGTAAACCCTACCGAACTGGCGAAGTCCTGAAGCGCGGCTTTGTCGGCCTTCAATCGCTTCACGTCCTTCCACTCCGGTATCGCATCGAACAACTTCACCTTTTCTTCAGCGCGGTTTTGTTGTGCAATGCGTTCCTGCTCTGCCTGCTCCCGTTCGTGCAACTGCTGACGTTCCAGATCCAGAGATTGCTGTCTTGCCCGGTATTGGGCAAAGAGCGCCTGCTGGCGAACGTATTCAGCCGGGTTTTCCGTTGCCAACTGAATCCAGTCCGGTTCCTGCGGAGCCGATTGCTGAATCATGTGCTGGAGTGTTTCGAGGTTCTGCTGGTAATGCACGCGCTCCGATTGGGCGGCTTCCAGTTCGGCGTTTGCGGTCCTCCGCAATTCTGCCGCTTCCTGAGTTTTCCGCGTGTAATCGGCAGTCCGTTGATACCCCTTTACAAGTTCGTCCGCTGTTACCTTCTGTTCTTTGCCGTCAATCTTGACGGTGAACTCGGCAACAGGTTTTGGCTCGTCGGGGTCTTCGTCGGAGTCCTGCTCATCTTCAGAGTCGTCGGCTGGAGCGTCTTCAGCCTCTTCGTCCGGGTCGATCTCCGTTTCATCCTCTTCGCCCTGCTGCGTGTCGGCGTTGCCGAGCAGCATTTTCTCGAAGGATGAGGCGGCTGTGTCGTCTGTTAGAACGCTGGTTGTTTCCGTGGCGGTCATAAGGTTTTCATGTTTAGGCGGTTCTGGCAAATCTTGCCATCATTGATGAAAGATTCAAGCTTCGCCTTTACTTCAGAAAGTACAGAAAGTTTGAGAAACATCGCCTCGCGGTCGGCAGTCGGCAATCCGCCGCTCTGCTTCAAGTCGTTTACGATTTCCGCTTCAATCGAGGTGAAGGCGTCATCCATCAGCGGGTTGCTTAGGAATTGTTCGGCGTTCTTGCCTCTGATAATACGGTCTTCAGTGGTCACTGGACGGGTTGCTCCTGAGGTAGATTAGAGGCGTTAACCTGCGCCTGCGCGTCTTGCTGCATTTGCAAGTTGTCTGCGTCGATTTTGGCGTTCACGGACATCATGTCAGCGCCATATTTCAGTTGGAGTTCAGCAAGTTTAACCCGGCTGTCAACCATAATCTTGTAACGCTCCCGCGCATCGTCCATCACCATCTGGTCGCGCTTCAGGTCTAATTCGCCCGCGTCGGTTGAAATCCTGGCCCGCGTCTTTTCCTGCTCAACCTGAGCAAGTATCATTGCCGTTTTTGCCTGCGGGTCTTCAGCGGGTTGTGGAGTTGGGGCCTGGTAGTCAGCGGGCACTGCGTTGAAAAACTGGCTTGCGTCTCTGAATCCGGCCATTTCGGCCATCTTCCGCAGGGTTGCCGAATACTGGCTCAACGTGCAAATGGGATTTGACGGGCCAAGCGTTTGCAGGATGGCTTCCTGCTTGGCCGCAATGCCGGTGAGTGTGGCCAGCTTGTCTTCGCGTGTTCCACCGCCCAGCCCGACGTTAACCGAAACGTCCATCATCGGGTCGAACATGGAAGGCTGGACGGCGACAAACTTGTTACGCAGGCGAACGATGCGCTCTTTGTCCTGACACTGAACCGCCAGTTTGAGCAGTCCCCGGTACAGATCCTTTATCCCGGTTTCCGCAAAAATCCGGGCAATCATTTCGATATGCTCTTGCGCCGCCGTGACCGTTGCAGCTACCGCCGCTTTAGTCGTGCTTTGGAGAACGTCAGCGTTTAAGCCTTGTGAAGCCTTTGTAATACCTGTGCGGGATTCCCTCGTCTCATCCAGTAACGCCAGCACAGGCAGGGCGTTCTGGCCCACGAAAGGCTGGTTGAACGGCTGAACCATGCCGGGAGCACGCATTCGTATAATGCCGCCCGTTTCGTCGTTCATCACGTCGTCAAGGTTTACCTGATTCTCAACTACCGCAGTTCGCGGGTTGATGGCCTGCCCAAGAGAATCAAGCATGAGCCGCCATACCTGAGACTTAATCCGCTGGATGTCCATCACCAGATCGGCGATGGAGTTTCCGATCACCATGTGCGGCTCCGGGTCCGGGCAAATCAGGGCAAACGGGCGGCTCTCGGCAAGTTCGTTATGCACCACGTTGTGAGTTGTGCCCATCGTGCAAATGCGCCGCAGTTCGGCAATGCCATCGCCGTCAAAATCAACTTTGAGGAACGCCTCGCAGTAGGCAACTCGACGCTGCGCCGGGTTCGAGTAGTCCTCGGCCCCGATGGTGATATTCCACGGCGAACGCGCCAGCCGCTCGTCGTTCATTTCAAGGGTAGTGTCCCCGATGCCAGCCGCGGCAACCTGATCTTCGGTGTAGCCCATTGCTATCAGGTCGGAAACCGTTTTTTCGGTGCGATGCGCCACCAGGGTTGCGTCTTCCAGTGTTTTGGCTTCGCGAGAAATCAGGAACTCTTCAGGCGGGATGTTCGCAACGCAAAGCCGATAGTCGTTCGTTTTCTTGCGAACGGTAATTGAGGTGTAGCCGTTTTCCTCCTCGGATTCGACAAGCTCTACGCCTTCCTCGGACAACAAACCCATGACCTGATCCGCGTCGAGGTAGTGAAACTTGCGGGATTCGATGCGCGTGGCGTCGTCGGCCCAATACTTGACAATGCCGGTCTTGTTAATCAGCGCGTCCTTGAACCAGCCGTGAAACGTGAGAAAACCCGGATTATCTTCGGAGATGACGTATTGAACGTAATCGGTCGCCTGTTCTGCTATCGGCAGGTCTTCCGCCGACTTTGGCACGAATTGGACGGCCTGCTCAGATCCAAAGAATATCCGCAACAGGCTTGGCAGTATTGCATTTACCGTGTCCCGCACGTCCTGCGAGATTACCTGACTTCGGCCTGCCCGCTCATCTCCGAACGGCTCCGCGTTGTAGTAGCGCGTTGCCTTCGCCCTGAGCGGCGACACGTCGGAGTCGATGAAGCTGGCCGCGTCAACGATTGCCGATGAAACGATCCCTTCGAGTTCCGAAATGTCCATCTGAGCCATTGAGCATACTATACACCACTTGGAAGTAGTGTCAACACCACCTGAAAGTGGTGTTACGCTTGGAACGCATGGCAGATAAACCGCAAGAAAACCCGTTTATTGAGTTTTTAGGGCGATATCGCGACCGCCCCGACTTGTTTGTGCGTGAGGTTTTGGGGGCTACCCCGGACAAGTGGCAGGACGAGTTTTTAATGGCCGTCGCACGCGGGGAGCGACGTATCACGGTTAGATCCGGCCACGGTACCGGCAAGTCTACAGTGTCTTCGTGGGCCGTAATCTGGTACATTCTGACGCGCATCCCGGTCAAGATCGTGATTACCGCCCCGAACGCCAGCCAATTATTCGATGCGCTGTTTGCCGAAATCAAAACATGGATTGAGAAGTTGCCGCCCCTGATCCGGGGGATGCTTGAGGTAAAGTCCGACCGCGTTGTTTTGGTTGGCGCAGTAGATGAAGCCTTTATTTCTGCCCGTACCAGCCGATCTGAAACGCCGGAAGCCCTTGCCGGGGTCCACTCCACCAACGTGATGCTGATCGCTGACGAGGCGTCTGGTATCCCTGAATCGGTCTTTCAAGCCGCCTACGGTTCCATGTCCGGGCACTCTGCCGTCACCATTCTGCTGGGCAACCCGCTCCGCACAAACGGCATGTTCTACGAAACGCACACAAACCCGGATCTGGCAAAGAAATGGTTCAGGATGCACGTTTCGTGCCTCGACTCCCCCAGGGTGTCCCATGAATTTGTTGACGACATCGTGGCGCTGCACGGCATCGACTCGAACGCTTACCGTATCCGCGTGCTTGGCGAGTTCCCCCGCGCTGAAGACGATACCGTCATTCCGCTGGAACTGGTAGAGTCGGCCATCGGGCGCGACGTAATCTGTTCGCCGAACGAACCGATCATTTGGGGACTGGACGTTGCGCGGTTTGGCGACGACTCCTCGTGTCTGGTAAAGCGCCAATCAAACGTGATCGCGGACGCGCCCCGGTGCTGGTCGAAGCTGGACCTCATGCAGACCGCCGCCGTCGTCAAGTCCGAATGGGACGCCGCAAGTTCTGATATGCGCCCGATGGAAATCCTTGTCGATTCAATCGGCCTCGGGGCTGGCGCTTGTGATCGTCTGCGGGAAATGGGGCTTCCGGCCCGAGGCATCAACGTGTCCGAGTCCCCGGCAATGGGCACCACGTACCTCAACCTGAGAGCCGAGCTTTGGTTCAAGATGAAGGCATGGCTGGAGCGTCGGGACTGTCGGCTTCCTGAAGACAAGCGCCTGCGTGACGAGTTAACGCTGGTGCGCTACGGGTTTCAGTCTGGGTCCGCCAAGATGAAAATCGAATCGAAAGACGAGATCCGGGCACGTTCGCGCCGTTCTCCCGACGTTGCCGACGCCGTCGCCCTTACTTTCGCCAGCGAGGCAGGAACTGCGTTGTATGGCACCAGCTATAACAGCAAGTGGTCACAGCCGCTACGGCGCAAACTGGCGGTAGTTTGAGTCAGCCCGCCAGCCGCTCCGCAACTCCATGAGCAACCACCTGCTGCGCGATGCGGCGAACTTTCCCGTCCAGTTCTGCATCCTTCCTGCACTTCAGGCACCACCCGGTTTTGTGTGGGCGCGTCAACTTCCCGCATACCACCTTGGCGCACTTGACCAGCCCTTTGTTAGCCGGCACTTCTGGCGCTGATAACGACTTATCCCGACGAACCAGCGCCGGGTGAAGCATTCGATAAGCCTGCACCTGAGATCGACTTCCCGCAATTTCATGTTTTACTATCAGGCCAGCCCCCTCCAACGCATCCAGTGCCGTCTGTACGGTCCCCCTGTCACCGCCTATTGCATCCGCCAGCGCAACCTGGCTAAGTGCAACAATCTCATGGCCGTTACCCCATTGAGCAAACGCATCAAACAGCACCTTCGCACTGTACGGAATATCCCGCCGCGACGTGACATCTGACACCGTTTTGCCCCACTTGAACCTGCGGGGTTTCCCCGCACAAACCTGCGGGAAATCTGGCAGGGTTTCTTTATACAGAGTTACAGAGGACAATTTCACGCTTCGTCCACCCGCGACAACATTTCCCGTTGCCACTCCCGTACATCAGCCAGCCCCTGTGGAGAGTCCAGCCATTCCTCATACGCCGCCTTATTCCACAGCGAGACAACATCACCCGGCACGTATCGCCGCCGCCGGTCCTGCGTCACAGCCCGAACAGGCAAGCGCAACCGACCGCCCCGCCATTCCGCTACCGTCCCATCTTGCCTGTGCAGCATCAAGCCCATACCCGGATTTTCCCACACCTTCCCAATTTTTTTTGGCCACTTTTTTTTCGACGGCCCTCAGTTTTTACATGGCAAATTGCAGACGCACCAAGAGCCAGTGGCCGCGCCCGTCGGGGTGGTCCCCCTGCCGGGGGGGGTGTCTGCAGGGCAGAGCATGGCATGGAAGGGCCGAGCAGAGCTGCGGCTACCGCCCGGCTACGCTGCGGGTTCCGCGGGTTCCGCGATCGCGTCGATGACTACTGAGGTATCAATAGGTTGCGCGTGTCGCATGGCTCCCAAATAGAGGTGCGCCACATTGATTTCGGTCGAGGGCCCGGACTGCTGGCCCCAGCTTGCTCTATCCATACGTGACGCAGCCCACTGCCGAGCTTGTATCCGCAGTTTATCGCGGGCAGGATCCGGCGCGGACGTATCGGCCCCATTATCGGCAATCTGAATAGAATCAGAAACCATAGCTGCTGCTGCGCTCGCGCGCGCGTCAAGTAGAGATTGCCTTCGCTCTGGGGCTGACAGGAACGCCATGAGCGCTGCCAGGGTATAGCCCTCTTCGGTCGCGATATCCCGCATACTGTCGCCATTCGATATTCGCTCTAACAGATATGGATGCATAGTCTCCCGCTGTGCTGTTAGCTCCAACAGCCCTTGAGTGCGTAGTGGTCGTCCTGCCATATCCCTGATTTTACCTATTTTCCGCGATCCCCAAAAAAAAGCAAACAAAAAGCTTGCATATCCCTTGCAGTATGCTATCTTAGTAACAGATCACATGATTCTGTTTTTTAATCAACTTAGCTATTTTTGACGCTATTGTGCAGTATTAACCGACACTTTGGAGGTGTCTTACATGATCAACAAAAACGGTTACGTTCTACATGAGGATGACAATATCGCTGTCGTCGCGACGGGTTTCAAGAATGCCAGCACAAACGCCAAGACGGGCGCTATGGTGCAAATCTACATCATCCTGCGACATGAGTCGCCTATGGATGGTGTCAGATCTGGTAACGATGTTGCCATCTGTGGGAACTGCATCCATCGTGCGAAATATACCGACGGTGTCATGATTCCCGGTACCAGACGCTGCTACGTCAATTTGGGCAAGGGCGCGCGTGGCGTGCATGCCTGTTACGCACGGGGCGGATATCGTCGCCTCGACCGATCTGAGATAGCTGGCGTGTTTGCCGGGCTGTTAGTCCGTTTTGGCGCATATGGCGACCCTGCCATGATGCCGGAATGGTTAGTTGAGCTTATCGCTGGTGTGGCGCGTGGTCGTACCGGATATACGCATCAGTGGCAAACGGCTACATGGTTGCGTCCCTACGTCATGGCAAGCTGCGATAGTGCCGCTGATGCGGTTCGCGCTGTCGCGGACGGATGGCGATATTTTCGGGTTGCGGGATATGGTGACACTTCTAAGCTTGTCGGCGAGATCTCGTGTCCGGCATCTGCGGAAGCGGGTAAAAAAACGACGTGCTCTGATTGCCGACTCTGCAATGGAACCACGGCAAACGACCGCCGGAAGTCTATCGTGATCCAGGACCACTCGGTTATCGCCCGGTCTAATCCGCTTATTCAGATTAGCCTGTAACACAACTCCGAAACGCCTTCGGGCGTCTGTCCGGTCAATCCGGCACTGATGAGGAGACGAAATGACAAACTTTGCATCGTGGCCTGTTGTGCCAATCCAGTACGATAACACAGGAAACAACAACGACTGGCTTACCGAACTGTTCGCCAATTCCCCTATTCTTTCGGCTGAAGAAATCGCCCGGTCTAACGAAGCGGCTCACGCTGCCCACGTTGCAATGGTTGCGGCCATCAAGAAGGAATCAGACGCAAGGAAGTGTGGCAAGTGCAACGGTACGGGCACTGTCTACTTCTACGCGCACCACAAGGGCGGTGAGTGCTTCCGCTGCGGCGGCACGGGCCGTAAGGCGGTGGCGTAATGACGAACATGAAAACGAGCTACGAAACGAAGTTGGAGAAATACCGCGCCACCTGCATCAACATGGCACGGTTGGAAGTGCTAACCCTCAAGTTTTACGTGGCCAGCGGGGCACCTAACACTGCGGCGCTGTTTGCGATGCGTGCAGCACGCTGGTATTTTTCAGCGTACCCAGAAGCACGGGAGGTTATGTACCATGATTACCTCGTTTCACACGTCCGGGAGGCCAGCTAATGCTCCGCGCCATCGCATATGTGGCCCTCTGGGTCGCGGTAGCCGTCACCTGGACGACGTTCTTTTATCTGATAGCAGACTAAGTAGTAATTTTTGATTGCATTCTGACATCTCAGGGTGTAACGTAGTAACGGGTACTTTGGAGGTACCAGAAATGATCGCAATAACAGGCAACACGTATCCCGTGCGGGCGGCACTGCATGCACTGGGCGGGCGATGGGATAAGGCGGCAAAGGCGTGGATGGTGCCAGAGCATAACGCGGCTGCCGCTGCTGCCCTTGCTGCTGGGGGGCTGCGGAAAGTTGGCGGACGGTCGCGGGGGTATCTCGGCACCGACCGCTATGGCTGCGCTCATTTCAACACGCCCTGCCGCTGCGAAGACTACCCCTGCTGCGGACATTAGGAACGGACATGAAGACATTTACAGTTCAGGTCGGCGACCGTGTCGCCTATAGCGCGAAATGGTTACGCAGTACCGGGCAGGTCGCAGGCGACATCGGGCACGCTCGCGGTGTGGTGGTGGCTCTGGAGTCCCCCGCGCCCGACTGGACCCTGGCAACAATCCAGTGGGACGGTGACTTTCCCGACCGCGTGAACGTGGCGAACCTTGCCATCGTTGGGGCGAACTCGAGGTTCTGCGCCATATGACTTTGGAGAAGACGAAAATGGAAACGTACAGCGTAGTTGTCGAGTCCGGCTCATGTAGCCGGGACTATCAGAAATGGGAGGAGCGGGTGCACTGCGGCCACGCTCACCGCACTATCGAAGCGGCAACAGCCTGTCTGGCCAAGCTCACCCGGCGGTTCTGCCAGCACGGCAGACCGCAGGGTACATCGTGCCGCCACTGTCTCGGTCGAGCGCAGGGATCCAGCATGTCGGCGCAGTGGTTTGGCGCAACTCTGCACAATCAGGATGGGGAGCGGGTGTCGTGATGCAATTCCCACTGATCCACACCAACGGCACCTGCGGCGACGAACTGTTAGCTGACCAATGCGACATCGCCCGTGCCCTGCGGGACGCCCTCGAGGTGATGGCGGCTAACGGCCCTAACGCACGCGACTACTATCCGCTTGAGGCTGGCGCATGGGAGCGGGCACGAGAGCAGCACACAGCCCGTCTCAGCGCGATTAAGGCGGTACTGGCGGACGTAGAACGCATGGCAGAATATCTCGCGGCGGGGCCGCATGACCAATTGGAAATGAGGAAATCACAATGAACAGAGATCAACTGATCGCGCATCTGGCAGAGCGCATGGGCGATGTCACGACTAACGCAGAGGCGGCGTCAATGGCATCTATGCTCGAGGCTCACGGCTACGTGGGCCGCGACCACAACGGCGGCTTCACGGTGGACACGCAAAACGTGCCTGAGCGCCTGTGGTTTGAGCTACTGGCAGATGTTTGCAAGGAGGCAGTACAATGACGACCAAACGCAAGCCTGTATATACGCTGTACTATTCGCAGTTCCTGCCTGCGTTGGGCGTGCCTGCATTCCGGGCGCAGTGCGTGCAAAAGCTGACGCTGGCTCGTCGCATGGCCAAAAACGCAGCGTGCATATGCGACCTAAGGCACCCGTCTGGGTTGCGCGTCGGCTATCTGGTGCCAGATCCCGGCGTGCCGCTGGCGACGGTGATGGGGCTGATGCTCGCGGTGCCCTCATGATTAGCCGGGGCAGGCCTCGAGTCAGCATCATGCCTGGGCAAGTGCGGCGGCTGGCAGATGGCCCGACGCCCACCACCTGGAAGCAGATCGCAGCCACCTTGGGCATCTCAATTGCCACGGCGATGCGGCTGTACAAGCAGAGCAAACAAGACACGGGTGCCTAACGCACCAACGCCCACGTTCCGGGCAGGAGCATGGGCGTCAGGTGTGCCGGTTACGGCTGCGCTTTGGAGGCAACTTCAGCATAGCATGACAACCCGTAAAGGCGGCGTAGTTGCGTATCGCTATTGCGCTATGCTAATATTGAGGAGTGGCAGACAGCCACCGAGGAGACGAAAATGGAAAACGATTACGATTTTGCAACACTGTATGAGGCGACGGTACCGGGCAATCGCCGCGAAGCTGACATCAGGAAGGCTTTGATGGCTGGCATCGTAGATGGAACGGCAGCTGGCCGCAAGACAGCCCCGAGTGATGCGCGGCACGCGGTCAGGACCTGCGCGTCCAATCAGGTCGCCATCGCGATTCACGACGGCAAGGTGGTGGCGTAATGACGAACACAGAGACAACGCAAATACAGGGCAGCACGATGACGGAGCTAGTTGACCGCCTTGCTGCAATGCAATCCCGGCTGGCGGACACCCAGGCTGGGCTAACCATTTGGATGGAACGCAGCAAGGCCAACGCCCACGAGTGTGACGCGGCCTACGACGCCATGTGCGACATCGCGCAGATGCTGGATTGTGCGGAGGACTGGCCGTCGATTAAAGCCGCGCTGGCGTTAGTGGCGGTGGCGGCATGAGCACCCGCAACCTACCACCCGAACGGCGCTCTGAGATCGCACGCAACGCAGCCCTTGCCCGCAAGGGCGGGGGCAATCGTGGCCCTGCGCCTTGCCATGCGCCAGACGACCCGACGTGCAAGCGTTGCCGGGCACGGGCGTCCGAGAAGCGGTGCCGCGCCGCACAGAAAAGCAGGGTCTTCCCGCTGAATTTCCTGCATCTGGACGCGCTCCATGCGCGACTGGGCCATGAACGCGCCCGCTGGTGCATGGCGAAGACAGACGCAGAGCGTGAGTCGCGCCGCGTTACCGTCGCCGGGATTGAGCGGGAGATTCAGGGCGAACTGGAATTTTTGGGGTTCGAGAAGCTCACGCCCGCAGAACTGGCGATGTCAAACGACGAACTGCTGGCGGAGTTGGCATCATGAGAGCCGCGCTGATGGCCGTCTTGGCCGTGCTGGTGGGCCTCGCAGTGGCGGCGATACCGCTACTGCCCATGCTGTTTTGCGAGTGACGCCGCCTGAAGCCCGCCGCGCTTGGTATCGTGGCATCGTGCGCGAGTTTGGCAAACGCGGGGCCGTGGCACACTGGCACGAAAATCGTCACGACCTGGCGGCAATTCAGGCGGCTCGGTTAGCGTTTGCCGAAGTTTGAATGCTGACGTTCGGCCAGCCCGGACACCCACGGCAGTACCAGCAGCCACAACCGAGCCACGGTATCGCAGGTCTGCCGCCCAATCCGCTCAAAATGAGATCCTCGGCAAACTCATCCGCAATCGCCTGCCGCAGCCCGCGTTGCTCCGGGTGCCCGGCCAGCAGCAAGGTCGCGTGGGCTGTTTGCGCTGCCCTGCACCGCTGTAGTTCCGCGGTCGCATCATCCGAATAACTCCATATTCCGCATGATTGGGCCATTCCATCGGGCGGCGCTGGCGTGGTTTTCGATGTTGTCGCGTAATAGCATAGCTCTGGTTTCTTTCCGCTTCGGAATGTACGATCCGGTCCATGCTTGGTCAATGCCGATGTTTCTGGCAATGTTCGTGCTGTCCACGCTGGCATAGGGAACGACGCTAAATATTTCAGGGTCCATCTGGCGAAGACCGTGGAGTTTGGCGATTGGACGCCCGTCCATGCAAACCGCTTCCATGCCTTCGGATATTCTCCCCCACCAGCGCTGCGTCCCGATGGTGACATACTCTCCAGAACTGCCGACCGCAACACGAGGCCAGTCTTCGCAGAGCCTCACAAATTTCTTGATTGACTCGTGCATATGCCAGACAGGCACGCTGATTGCATCGCGAAACGGGCTATCTTCGCGCCACTGTTGGATGAGAT